TTTTAAGTGCTGAAATTATTCCCATCCGCAACGTATTCTACAAAATCACCATTAACAGAGTACAACCATTCTGTACTGTTTTGAGGTTTTAAAATTAATTCGGTCATTATCTTTTACGTGTATTATTGTTTATTGCCTTCTCAATTTGTATAGTGTGCATAATCAACTTGTCATTCTGAACTGTCTTGCTTGCTATAGAACTATTCTTAATCATTACAGGCTCTATTAAATCAGCAAAGTTAGTTAATGTATCTACAGCATCTCCTAACTCCCACGTGCTATCTTTAATTATATATACTTCTGTACTATTTATGATACTTTCCAACCATCTACCAGTTTCTTCATTTACATAGTCAGTGTTTAATACATAAGATTCTTTAGATTGCACATCATAAACCTTAGATCCACCATTACCTGTTGTATAGCTAAATCCAGTACCTTGATAACTACCTACAGTTTGATTAAATGTTTTCTTGCTGGACGTTGTAGTCTTTACTGATTTAGCATTGAAGCTATAATAATCCCATGCGCCATATTTATTTAACCATGTTAGTCTTATGTTTTCATACTTACAGTCTTCTATAATATTTACTCTATATGTTTTAGACTTAGTATTAGAGCTACTAACAGCTTTAAATGTATAATAGTATGTATCAGCTGGTATAGTGTTATGTTGCTTTATATTAGCGGGATATACTCCGACTAAATTAAAGTGTTGAGAAGGATCTAATGTTGCAGCAGATGAACCTCCTCCTGATGCGTTTGAACTTATTGAAGTTGTACCTAAAGAGCTATCACTTGAATTAAAAAACTCTACTTCAATATAATCAATATTAATATTTGTATGAGATGTTAAATTACCAAAATTCTGAAACATTCCTACAGTACCCACATCACTTAATCTAGCGCTAACCTCTAATGGCATATCTGTTAAAAACTTAGAATTACTATCTTTTGGTAATATATTTAATTCGTCATAATCAAAATAATAATTTCCACCGTCATTATACATTGTGTCACTAGCATCAGGATAGATATTATGAACCGTATAGGTTGAAGAAGTAACATCAGTACCAATAACAACAGAAGCATCAGAAGGGGTAGAAGATCCTTTTACATAAAACTTACAGTAAAATAAACCAGTTGACTCTTGCATATTAGTAGTTTCAGCTACATAATGAACTGGAGCGCCTTCAATACCATTAGAACCTACAAACATTACATTAGCATTAGTATCATCAATTACATTAGGTGCTTTAATCATAGACTCTAAGCTAGAGTGTAAATCAAATACACCATATCCAGCAGAATTAGGAGTAGTCTTTAATGTAGAAATTTTGTAAGCAGTACCTACAACCTCATGACTAAAGTATATATCACAATAATATCTCACATTATAATATGCTGCTACTGTAGTAGTATCACTTACAGAGAATAAAATCTTTTGACCTACTGGTACTTCTTCTTTTGCTGGTACTTGATTAATTGTTAATGCCATGTTATTTTTTTATTAATATTTGTTTCATATCGTTTTTAATAGCTTGAGCTATTCCTTTGTTAAGTTTTCTGTATTCTAATGATAAAGGTTTTTGAAATATACCTATACCATCTCTACCTTTTATCTGCATACTCTTAGCCATTACAAAGGCTAATGCTTTACGCTTAATAAACCTTCCCGTCTTTTTATCTCTTCCTTGAATGCCTTTCTTTTTAATCCACTTCTCAAATACATGAGATGGTGGTGCTTTATCTTTATATTGAAATGGTGACTTTCTTTTAGCCCCTTTATAGTCTTTATAATATCTTCTCTTCTTATTACCACTTACACCTTTATCTATAAAAGATGTATAGTCTGGAGCTTTAAATACAACATCATAGCCATTATCAACCTTTTTAACAGACACTGAGAACTTACCGTTAAGATTATAACCTTTAGTAGATGCTATATTATTAGCACCCCTAATTACTTTCTTACCAAAGCTCTTTAGATATCTCTCAATGTTCTTCACTATGCTGTAGGTATGTTACAAGTTTGATAGTCATTCTCAACTGTTACTGGTAAAGTAAAAGTCCAACCAGCTAGAGCGTTATCATATTCCTCAGTAAATGGTTCTATATTAAAATCATCATCAGTATATAAACCAGAGTACTGCTCTTCTCTTATTAGCGTAATAACATCTATTGCTATTTGTAATGTATCAGATAATACCTCTTGCTCATTACCTTCATCAGCCATTACTAAGTCGGCAATAAAGATTCTAAAGTTCATAGTTAAAGTATTAATACTAGCAGACACATCAGTAGGATTAATAAACATTAAAGGATAATGAGTATTCTTTTCTAGATCCATTTGCCAGATATCACCTGACTCAACCTTCTTAATCATTAAGTGTTTCTCTCCTATAGATTTTAAACTATCTATAACATTGTTGTAGGTCTTATTCATTTTTATTAAATTTTTGTTGCTCTTTTATTTCTTCTTCATATGTTAACCAAGTCAAACACTCAAATAAACTTGTCTTAGTTATTGTCTCTAGTTTAGTGATATCACCTCCTGTTAATCTGTGGAGTATACCGAACCACGCCCAGTTCTCACTAAATTGATCTGTTACTACTTCCTCTTCATTTCCTGTACTATCTGATCCGAAAATAATCCCAAAGTCGCTAATAGTCCTGAGCCTAAACTCCAAAAAAAAACCATTGCACTTTGTACTTGACTAGCTGATAGTGTTTTAAAGCTCTCAGATCTCTTCTTAGCTGATGCTAGATCATATGCTTCTATAGTATAAGAATCATTATCCTTACTCTTAACAGGTCTAAATAGTACTGATGCTATATCGCATAGGTTATCCATAACACCTCTATTGATAAACGTCTCTATATCTGCATACTCTCCTAATGTTATAGCTGATAGATCTGGTATTATACCATAATCAATACCCTCATGTGTAAATGTATGAGTATATACTTCTGTATCTTCTTGTTGTAATTGATTAATAGTAGATAACATCTGACCTAAACTGACTACATCTATCTGTTTGATTAGATATTTAGGTATATCAGTAAACAATCCTATAGTATGTAAAGACTTCTGTGCTCCAGACAGATCATTATACTTAACTAAACGTGCATAATTTTCAACTGTAACGTCTTTCCATGACGAAATCAACGTAAATTTCTCTTCCTGACCTTTATTATTTAAGCTAATTTGCATGGTATTTATATAGAATTGTAATTATTTTTAAGTTATTTTTAATGTAGTTACTAGAGTAGAGTGAAAAAAAGTGAAAGTTTTTTGAAAATAAGTGTAAAAAAGTTTGGAGAAGTAAAAAAGCGTCTTATCTTTGCAGTATAATAATTAACAAAAAACAAACAAAATGAACTACACAGAATTTAAAACAACAGCAAACGAACTAGGATATAACTTAGACGAATTTACAATGATGGACGCTTACGCACAATTTGAGATCACTAACTGTACTGTAGAAGCAGCAGTTGAGACTATCTTAGCAGAAGAGATGAGTTATAACTTAAATTACTAATAAAATGAATCAGACTACATTTAACAAGAACATTAAGAAAGCTAACACATTACTTAAGTCAATTAGATTAGCTACAGTAAAAGGTGATGACAATAAAGTTAAGAACCTTAAAGTTCAACTTAAAAACATTAAGCTATAATGGATATTAATAAAGACAATAAATTCGGTAAGGTAGGATGCAGAAGCTTATCAGATGTGTATAATGAAGCATTAGCCTTAAGAGAATTAGATAAAAGAATAACTGAAGCAGTGCAAAGAGAGTTCAGTAAAAGAGATAATAAATGATTGCTTGGTATATAGTACTATGTATTTCTATAACACTATGTAGAGCAATCGTAGATAATAATTAAAAACAATAACGATGAAAGACTTACAATTCAATTACAGTATAGACGGATCTATAACAGTGAGAGTAGATGAAGTGAATGTAGGATATATCAATTACTCAGAACCACCTATAGTAGAAGCAGTAGTATACTATGGAGACTATAAATCTAAGGATTACTTTAAGACAATAGAAGAAGCAAAACAAGATATATCATTACACTTTGCTTTAATGGATGCATACGAACAAACTAAATAATAAGATATGAAAAGACTATATAAGTCAAAAAGACGCCCAGCTTGGCATAAATAGAGCAATTAATATTATGGTTAATATTAGATAGGATATCAGAAATGGTATCCTTTTTTTGTTATAAGATATTATAGATACCTGTGTTAGTTCTGATCTCATAATAGAACCTCATAGCTAATGCATCAGAGTAATCAGGAGAACGTCCTAATAAGTCTTTAACCTTATCCTTTGCTAACATACTTAATTTAGTGTCAGCATCAATCTTAGTTCTTTTAACTTGCTCTAGTTCTTGTATGATAGTATTCTTCAATATACTGTCTTTACATCTAATAGCTACTTGACCTTTATTAATCATTGATGACATCTTATAATAACATTGAGTCTTAAGGTTCTGATAGTTCTCACCTTTTAATGCTTTACTATTATTAACGAATCCTTTACATCTAAGCATATCAACAAGACCACCACCTACACCATCATCATCAACCATTATGTTCTGTAGATTAACTCCATTAGTTTGCTGTAGATCCATTATATACTCACCTAATTGTGTGATAGTATTAGTATCAAATGTTTTAATAGATACAACTGTTAATCCATTCCATAACATTACAACTGACTTATCCTTACCAAATCGTGCAACATCACATGTAATAAATCTATTACCTTCATTAACTTTATTATCAAATGTTCTTAGTATTGCATCATACTCTATTAGTATATCATCTGAATCATCATACTCCCAGTTACCAAATAGAAGTCTTTGTTGTGATACTATATCTAATGTTCTTAACTGCTCTTCATAATGTTTAGATATAAACTTATTGTCAGTTACTAATGCTGGTATAAATGAGAATCCTTCTTTAATAGTACTGTTAACTGAAGGCTTATAGAATTCAGTATACACCCAGTTCTTTGCTGGATTACAAGACATGAATAGTTTAGGTATTAAATCATACTCATCAAGCTTATATCTAATCCTAGAAGCTACAACGTTCTTAGCTTTCTCTGTTATCTGATTAGCCTCATCTATGAACGCTCCAGTAATCTCTAATGATCCTAAGCTGTCAAAGTTCCTGTCACTTGGATATAAGAATAAGTCCTTAAGTATAATAGAACTATCATTAAAGAAAGTAATTACATTAGATTGTGCATTGTACTTATAATGTACATTAGCTTTAATTCCCCAAGCAGAACATACTTCAAAGAATGTTAACAAGGTAGTCTTTTTTAATGCATCTAACTTACTCCTTCCCATTAAGTATCTTGTACCTTTATATTTAAGACACATCATTATAAGCCAAGAAGCACCTACCCATGATTTACCACCACCAGCAGACCCTCCATAGAGTATCTGTCTAGTACTGTTATCTAGTAACTGCTTAATAGCATCTGTTTGCTTACCTGTAAACTCTGGATTAATCTCCATAGTTGTTATATATTAATATTGATTGAAATAGGCTCATCACCAGATGTAACGTCTACTTCTTGACGTTCAGTGTAACCTCTTACTCTACCTTTAGTCTTTAGATAGAATGTAGTAGCTTGTACACTACCATTTTTAATTTGCTTAATTAATGCTTTCTCAACTAAGTCTAATGTCTTATCAGCTGCATTACTTACAGCCTCTTGATAGTCTTCATCAGTCTCTAACCACTTGTAATGTGCAGTCCTTCCTAGTGATATTCCTTCATCAGATAAAACACGTAAAGCCTCAGACACATTCCCAAAGGTAGTGCCTAAAGCTTTAATCATTGCTGCCTTCTTGTCAGTTGTTCTCTTCTGCTCGTTTTTCTTGCTCATATTACTTATATAGAATAGAGCTTATTTATTATCCATTAATACTCGTTAGGCATCCTTAGACGTATTCCTAAGTCAATAGCAGCCCATACTCTAATACGTTCCATATATGTATCAAAAGACTTTGTATCCATTTGAGTAGTACTCTTAACCTTTTGTATGCCTGTTGTCATTTCATTAACTGTAATCATCTCAAATTCTGAATTGAACTTAACCTTTAATGTCTCATGCATCTCATCTGTTAAATAACCTAGCTCATTAGCTAATGGTTGAACTATACACTTCCAATAGTATTTATTTGCATTCACGCTTCTTGTATTTCTTTGTTTCTTAACTTCTACTTGATAATCACTCTCTAAGCCTTTTAAGTACTCTATGAGCATTATCTTATCTGCATTGTCTTTTATTACAAATTTCATATTATAAGTTTGTTTGCTCCATTAAAACGACAGACTCAACTAATGATTCAGCTCTCTCTTCACATCTATCTATATCCCATTTGTAATAATCAGCATCTCTCAATCCAGTTAAAGACAATACAACATCTTCACCATACTTATTAGTTACCATCATTACCTTCTCACCTATAAAGAGTTTTTCAATTATCTCATGCTCTATTATCATTAATTCGAGTTTATCGTTTATATCCATTTTATTGTTGTTTTAGTTTTAAGTGCTTTATCAATTCATTCATTGCTATATTAACGTATAATTGATCTACATATTGTGGCATAGGAGTAAACATTAATAACGTGCTGAAGTGTTCTAGATTAAATAGATCATGACTTAACTCATGAAACAATAAGAAGTCTCTCTGACTATCAGATAAGTATTCAAATGAGTATGCATTTATCTCTATGTGTGTAACGTTATCTACATTCATACCTAAAGCCCATCCTAAAGTTGTTACTGGCATAGTAAATGAAAAGTCTATAGTAGTTAAGTCTTTAGCCCAATAAACATCAACACCAGCACTCTCTAGCCTTTCAATGTAATCATCAACATAACACTCTAACTGAGGATGTATTAATTGTATATTAGAATTGTATTCACTATCATTGTTTTGAGAGTAACCTGTCAATGTTATTACTAATGCGAATACTATCACATTAAATGTTACTAAAACCTCCTCTATCTTATTCTTCATTTTGTTTATTGTATTTACTTAATGGCGCTTCACCATTTAACTCTAGTTCTTTTTGTAAGTTAGCCAATGATCTCCATGCTACTTTAACACTATGCCTTATGTTATCACTATCTATTGTACCAGCTTCAATAAGGTGTCTAGTTAATGCATCTAACTCATCAGTACTTTTGTTTCTATCCCAGTGTAAAGGAGTGTTAG